AGATAGGACATTGGTTGATTCAGATGGTTAATGAGCAGATGCCGGGTGTGAAGTTGTTCGAGTAACATGCCTTAATTGAGAACAACCAAGATTGAAAGTGCTAAAATATACGAGTGTTATACTTTTAATATTCGTTGGGAAAGAACAAATAGTAACTTGGAGGTGATCTAATCTTGCAAGGCTTAGCAATCGTTTTATTGTTCATCACCAATTTAGCTTTACTTTACAGCCATCACGTTCAAACGAGAGAGTGGCAGAAGGAACGTAAAGACTTATATGATCGGATTATGTCGAAGGATTTGAGAGAGTACAAAGCAGAGACAGAGCCGGTTAAGATTTATAAGCCAGTGGATAACAGCGAGGAATCAGAGTGGGAAAAGGAGCAGGAGTCGAAGAAGGTATGACGTTGCCGGACATTATGCGCAAGCAATTGAAAGTTGTAGGGATGCCCAAGTCAAAGATAAAGCGATTCATCCAAGAAGTGATGAGCAGCGAGGAGAAGAAGGCAGCTTATGTGAAAATGATTGAGGAATACAATCGAGGGATAGCGAGGTGATAAACGATGGCAGCGGTGAGCCTGAATCCAAAACAACTTATATTTGTACAAGAATACCTAAAAAGCGGTAACGGTAAGCACGCCGCCATCGCCGCTGGATATTCCGAACGGTCAGCAGAGTCACAGGCAAGTCGAATGCTAAAAGATGCTAAGGTTAAGCAATACCTTAACAAAAGAGAAGCAAACCTTGACAGGGACTTGCGCGAGATATTCGTAGATGATGCTGTCAAGGCGTATAAAGTGCTCACTGATATCATGGAAGACCCCGCAGCGCAGCATAAAGATAGATTAGTAGCAGCTAGAGATTTGTTGGACAGAGCCGGCTACAAACCGGTTGAAAAAATAGCCGCTAATGTGGACGGAGAGCAGAAGCTAAGTGTAACCTTCAACATACCACGTCCGAACAAAGGTGCCTGATGGACATTACAATCACATACGAACCAAATGAGAAGCAAGCTTTATTCCATGCATGCGGAGCCGAAGAAGTTGTATACGGTGGTGCAAAGGGTGGGGGAAAGTCATGTGCGTTGGTAATGGAATCGTTGGCTTATGGGTTAGAGTACCCAGGCGCAACGATTTATTTGTTTAGAGAGACTTATGACGATTTGGAAGCCAACTTGATAACCGAGTGGAAAGAGAAGGTACCAGAGCAACTATATACGTACCATGAATCAAAACACATCGCTACGCTGGTTAACGGATCAACCATCCGTTTCAGATATGTTAAAAGCTATCAAGATGCCAAAAAGTACCAAGGACGCTCCATTGACTTCTTGGGAGTGGATGAGCTCACAAAGCATGCAGAAGAAACGATTCAGGAGTTATTATCATGCGTTCGCTCACCTAAAGGCTTCCCCGCCATATTCAAGGCAACATGCAATCCCGGTGGCATTGGTCATAGTTGGGTTAAGAAGCGCTACATTGAAGCAACGAACAAAGGTGAGCGAGAGGTCGAAGATCCAGTTAGTGGCAATACAGTTGCTTTCATTCCGGCTAGGGTTTACGACAATAAGCAGATCATGGCTAACGACCCTGCTTATGTCAGGCGATTAGAAAACCTTCCTGAAGCCAAGCGGAAAGCCTATCTTTTAGGCGACTGGGATTCATTTGAAGGACAAGCGTTCGATGAATGGCAAGACGATATCCATATTGTGAAACCATTCACCATACCGGAAACATGGAAGAAATTCAGAGCCATTGACTACGGTCGAACAGCTCCTTATTGCTGTTTGTGGTTTGCAATCAATCCCGATAACAATCTATTTGTGTACCGTGAATCCTATGAAATGGGGCTGGATGCCGTTGACCAAGCGAAATTGATTACTCGCTTATCGTTTGGTGAGAAGATTCAATACACCGTCCTAGACTCGGCTTGTTGGATACCTAATCAACATGGGGAGAGCATATCTGATACTTACACAGATAACGGCGTGTATTGCGAGCAAGCCAATAAAAGCCGCTTGAACGGTAAGGACAGGGTACACGCATGGTTGAAGGTGATGAAAGATAATAAGGGCATTGAGTACAGCCGATTACGCATATTTGAGAACTGCCGTAATTTGATTCGCACACTGCCGGCCTTGCCGTTGGATGAGCGAGACATTGAGGATGTGGACACTGACGCAGAGGATCACGCCTATGACACATTACGCTACGGAGTGATGAGTTGTCCCGAACCAGTTGATTATGTACCTAGGGATACCAGTGCAATGGTTGGAATCACAAAAGATCAGAAACACTTACCGCACGCATTACAAGACAATGTGAAGACAAGCCAATCATGGCATGACCAATAGACGAGGTGAATCATGGAACAACTCAGCGATCAGTCATTATTTGCACTCATCAAAACTCGCTTCAAAGAGTCATTATCGGCCTTAGCGCAGGATCATAAAGATTGGATAGAGTACGATAACCTTTACCTCGCCAAGCATTGGAGCAGTCAGCGTGTCTCATGGCGACCTGATCCGGTTATCAATTACATTTCCTACGTAGTGGATACAAAAGCCCCACAGTTGACCAACAGCAGCCCGACAGGGATAGTGATACCTACTTCACAGGGCGACGATGATGTAGCAACGATCTTCACCGAAGCAACTACGGTCATATCGGACCGTGTATCATTCGACGATAAGATTGATGAGCTGGTGCGCACAGGATTATTACTGGGTGTAGGTTGGATCAAAGTATACTGGGATAACTCCATTGTGGGCGGAAGCAAGGCAAAGGGTAATTTGTACAAAGGTGACGTGGAAATTGATTTGCCGGACCCGACAAACATGTACCACGACATTCAAGCTAATTCAGTAGATGAGTGCCGCTTTATCACCTATGCCATGCCGAAGCCGTGCGAATGGATTGAACAGACCGCACTTGAAATGTTTGGCATCTCAATCAAGATTGAAGCCGAGCAGGAGTTTATGACGGAGATTTACAATCGAGAAGGACGTAATACTCCCAAAGGCAACATGGCAATGTGGTACGAGTATTGGTACAAGGATGCGGAAGGTGTGCATTGTGTCTATGCCGCAGGGGGGAATATTCTAAAGCGGATCCCCAATGCATCACCTAAGGGATTGTATCCATTCGTTACCTTCATTCCCAAAAAGAAACGCAAAAGCTTATTGGGGATAGGTGAGCCAAAGAACCTGGTCAATAATCAGAAGCTATTAAACAAACTCATTGAAATGCCGACCACTTCCGCTATGTTTACCTCTAACCCCATGCTATTGGTCAAGGCGAACAATGGAATAGAGGTCGATGCAGTTGCAGCGGTACCAGGCAGAGTGTACACCGTCCGGGAAACAAACGGCGCAGGTGGGCCCGCTATGGAATGGGTACAACCTCCCGTCAATGGAACGGACATCTATAAGCTAGTTGAGCTATTGACAACCTACATCGAAAAGATAGGCGGCATATACGACAGCAACACAGGCGCAACACCAACAGGAGTAACCGCAGCAGCAGCGATTCAAATGCTGCAAGATCAAGCGAGCATCCCGATTAAGGGCATTGGGCGCAACCTGAACAACACGATTAAGCAAGTCTTTAAGTTGGAAATTGAAATCATGAAGGAAAATTACACCGAAACCCGTCACATCAGGGTGATGAATGACCAAGGGAAGTATGATTTTAAACCTTTTAAAGCTTCTCTACATGCGGAAGTTGATCTTGATGTGAAAATAGGTGCAGGAGGATCAACACCAACAAGCACAGCGTACATTGCGCAACTCAGCCAAGATTTGTTTAAAGAAGGCATCCTAACCAAGTCCGAGTATGTCAACATGCAGCAGGGATTGCCGGACAAGGATAAGATTGTGGATCGCCTACGCAAACAAGAGGAAGCCGCAGCGCAGAACACGCCTAAAGATGTGCCGAACGTGACCATATCGTTCAAGGATCTACCTGCAACTGCCAAGGTTCAGTTACTCGCTCAAATCGGTATCCAAGTTAATCCACAGGATATTCTAAACGAGATGCAAGCACAG